TAGTAAAATAGAAGGTTTAGGTCTGTTTACACTTAAAGCTATACGTGATTTAGAGACAAGTATAGGTGTAACACACGTATTTATGGACGACAAAGGACAGATAATACGTACACCTTTAGGAGGATTCATTAATCATAGTGATGAACCTAACTGTGAAGTAAGACGACACGAAGGTACTTATGTTAATCATTTGTATCCTATTAAACCTATCAAAGCTAACGAAGAAATAACTCTTAAATACAAGATGTACACAATCAATGGATGATATAGCACAAATACGAGAAGAGGCCTTTAAAAGAGCTGGAAACGCGTGTGAGTGGGCAAATTGTGGCAGTAATAAATGGTTAGAGTTAGCTCATATAAAAGATATAGGTATGGGCGGCAACAAAGCACGTAAATATAATGTAGATAATACAGCTGTACTATGTAAATGGCACCATGATATATATGATGGACGACAGTCTATGGGTACTAAGGTAGCTTATAGAGAGTTGTTACAGGGTTATTTAAATAGATGGTCAGGTGTTACTTAGAACTTCTTTCGTATCCTATACCTGATACACCAAATCTCATAGCATCTTTTTCAGAAAGACTAGCTTTAGTTAACATTGCTTCAGCGTATTTGTACTTACCTTCTTCGGTAGCTTGTTTAGCTTTTTTAAGATACATAAGTCTTTTCTTATTAAACATATTAGACAATGCATAAGATTGGTCCATACGTGACTCAGCTTCTTTTTTACCTGTGCCTTTATAATCTGGAACTGAATAAGGTAACTGCATTACGGATTCAACTTTGTTTTATTGTTGCTAGGATTTCTATCTTGCCAAAGAGGAAGACCTGTACCAGTATGAAACTGTGTACCTTCAGGACCTAATGCACGTTTAACACCTTTATAAATACCTTCAGCAGCAGTTAATCCTAAACCAACTAAGTTTATACCTCTAGATATTTTTGCAGCTCTAGCTAAGTTTTGTTGATGCATTAACATTCTTACTCCAGTAGGAGTTTCCTTATGACTAGCTATTATTTTGTATAAGTCTCTACCTATTGAACCACCAACTCTGTTTTGTTGTAAACCAACAGGTCTTCCTGTTGCTGGAATTTTATAAGAACTACCTATTCGAGCAGTACTTTTTATAACAGGTCTATTTAATCCACGTGTATTACCTACAACTTTACCTTGAGCACCAACTCTACCGTGCGGATTACCTATAGTAGGTGTGTTTGGTTTAGGAGACCATGAACTTCTACCTTTAGTATTGTATACAGTTTTTTTATCTGATATTTTTCTAAAAGGTGTTATGTATTCGCTAACCATTTTTTACTTACTTGCTGGCTTTGCTTTAGGACCGATTTGTTTTTTAGCAAACTCTTTTACAACTACTAACGCAGCAGCTCCACCAGATAAGGCGGCTAATTGTACAGCGTCAGCGTCAACTCCTACTAAAGGTGCAACAGTTAATGCTGATATAAAAGCTTCTACAAATGTCCATACTGTTTTACTTAATACATCTTTGTATTCTTGGCTCATTTTATAACTCCATGCTTCTGACCAGGGTGTCCACCGAACATCTTTTTTAAATGTACCATCTTGGTTACGTTTTCTTTTGTTTTTAATAAACATTAACTACTATAGTCCTGTTTACCAAAAAAATCTTTAAATATTTTATCTGCTGAACCTTTTGTCATAATAGGTATGTTTAATACATAGGTTTTACCTTTGAAAGTTCTGTGTAATCCTTTTATTAAAGGACCAGCTGTAAATATTGATGGTTTAACATCAGGTAAATCACCTGCATCACCAAATCCTGCACTTTGTCCACCTTTAGATTTAGGGGATTTAACTTCAAATGGTGTACCTAAATCTTTAGACTCTAGTCCAGTACCAGTTAATTGTCTATTGCCACGTTTACGAATCTCAGCATCTTGTAAGGCTTGTCTTGCTTTAAATTTATCTTCTATAGCTTTATCTCTTGCAATTTTAGCATCATACTTTGCACGGTCACCAATAGACATACCAGCTCTAATATCAGCAGCTTTATTAGCTTCATGAGCAGGAACAACTACTCTATCTTTCGTACCAGAACTTCTAATAAACATCTCTTGAGTAGAAACTTTTTCAAATTCATCTCCACTAACACTTCTAGTAACACCTTCATCAAAATCAAATTCTAATTTTTCCATTTTAATTTGTTCTTGAATTACTCTTTCTTGATAATCAGCACCTACTTTTTTATGTTCTATTGCAATATCTGCATCTGATTTAAGCATACGTTCTGATAAATATTCTCTAGCAGGTCCTGTACCCATAATAGGTTTACCTGTTGCAGTTGTACCAATTTTCATTTCAGGATAATTTATTTTACCAGTTTCTTTATCTGCTGTAATTTTACCTATAGGTGTAGGTTTAGGTTTTGCAGGTTCACGTGCAGGAGCAGGTTCAAGACCCATTGTTACAGCTTCCATAACATCAAACTTAACAGAGTACTTAGGTCCTTGAACTACTGGTGCTTGCTTTATTTGAGGAGGTCCTTGTATAGTTTTTCTAGCAATATTTTTTTCTTCTACTGCACTTGAATATGATTGAGGAAGACTTGCTTCTTTTTCTTGTAATACTTTAGTAATAGCTTCTTTTTCACTTTCAAGAAACCTTTTAGTATCTATTACTTTACTTTCATAATTTGCAGATTTAGCAACGCTTTGTGCTGTACGTCCTTGTGCTGGAGCTACACGTCCTGCAAGTCGTGCTAACTCTTTATCTGCAGCAGCTATTTGTCTATTAATATCAGCAAGGTTAGCTCTATCAGATTCCATAGCAATTTTATGTCTTTGGTCTTGTTCATAAGCTACATCAAAGGTTTCAAAACTAGGTCCTTGTGAACCTGGAGGTGAACCTGGTATATAATCTTCTTTCTTTGCCATTAATTTATCTTTCTGCCATCTAGTTTAGCAGACATTACTTGAATTTCTCCACTTATCTCTGACAATTTATCCATAACTGTACTTGTAAGTATGACATCATCAGTTGTTTTATTAGATATTTCTTTAATATCTCCATCATAATCTATATAAGTTACTTCTACGTCTACACCTGACTCTATTGCAGCTGCAACACGAGGATAAACAAATTTATATGCATCAACACTACTACCAATAAAGCCATCTTTAGCTATTCTATTGTTAGTTTGTGTGTTACCTAGTATCAAACAACCAGCTGTATGTTCGTCAGTATTACCTGTATGCCATAAAATATACTCAAATCCTGGTACATCTTGTACCCATATCATACCTTTATGGAAAGGACTACCGTATTTACTAGCGTATCTGTTATGAAATCCACCTTCTTTACGTAGTTTAAGCTTGTATGTACCAGCAGGAATACGAGTTTCACCCCAAACTTTAACATCTCTTTGCTCATCTTCTAATGTGTAGGCTAGAAATGTACGTTTGTTATTGTCAACTTCAAATAACAATCCTGATGTAGAATCTTTACCGCTACTAATTCTAAGCACTTCGTATTTCATTACCTACCTCTTTCCATATTTTACACCAACCATATGGTGCTACTTGTTCTTTGAATGCAATGCAATAGTTATTAGAATAATGTTTGCAATTACTACAATACTCACCAGGTGTATTACTTCTGTTAACATATGCACCAGGTAACGGCATTATTTCTTTTTCTTTTTAAGGATGCGTTTAATTTTTCCATTTTTAGTTCTAGCAAAAATATGTGTTTTAGTTTCTCTAATGAAAGTACCACTATAAGTTTTACCTCCCCACTGCCAGCTTACTTTTTTAGCCATATTACCACTTCACCTTATGTGACCAGTATCTAGCTGAAAATTTATCAGGACTACTATCCTGTGCATTATGTCTAGCATAATAAGATTTTTTACGTGCTTTATCTTTTTTAGATTTAGGGTTTTTACCTGCACCTTTAACACCTTGTTGACCAAATCTAATTAATTTTATTTCGTGACCTTTTTGTGCAAGGACAACATGTGATTTAGTTTTATGTTTAGGTGTACGTTTAGGTTGATTAACACCTTTTAATCCGTGTTTTTTAAGCATTGCTGCTTTTCTATCTGCATGTGCC